ACCCGCCTTTTCCGTCTGGAATCGGTCTTGATCTTCGATTTGTCACATTCACATATCCTTCGATAATGACGGACTTCTTTCCATCCTGTCCAGCTCTTACTTCGATTCGCCTTCTCCGTTACCTCCTTCTCCTAATTTGTGCATCTGATTCGTGTTTGGTACATATAGCATCTGAGTCTTTGGATCATATAAAACATCTTGAAGTCCTAACTTGATCATATTCATACCAAGCGGTTCCATGTTTTCACGTTCCCTTACCTCATCTACCTGTAACCATCCACTATCTGTTGCTGTCTTATATGCGTTGTAACGTTTATCAATATCTCCCTTTGTCAGTTCATACATATCTGGAGCAAAAAAATACTGCCCTTTTTCTGATTCGAGCAGTAATACTTTATTGATTGCTGTCATAAATTCATCTAACAGATTCGTAACGCAATACTTGATAAATTTCTTATCATCCTCTTCATTTCCACCACCAGACAACATCGTCGAAGGAATACCAAGCATTTTGCAACATTCATTGCTATTTGTCTGCTTATTTTCATTTAACTGCATCTCAACTGATGTATTAGAAGATTCTTGAAACTCTAATCCATTATTCAATACAACAACATTTTCCGTATTGTTCTGATACAATTTCTTAAATGCTGCCTTGATACTGTCTAATGCAGCTTGTGTCAGTGATCTTGGTGATTTTATAAATCCTTTTTTATTTCCACCAGTCTTTACAAGAGTTTCTTCATACTTCATGTTATTGTACATAATAGAAATCAAGGTTTTATTCGTTTCTATGATACTGTGTCCTTTCGCTCCGTCTGTTGTATTTCGAAGAAGTTTGATAAAATCCTCAGGGAAATAAGATTTCCCCTGTACCAGAATTACATATTTCTTAAAAATCACATCTGGATCTTTTGCAGTTCCAACATTTTTTTGATCTACATAATGCAAAGATCTGATTTCCAGTCCATCTCGATTCACATAACAATAACCACCTTTTCCGAGGAAATAATCTCGAAACATTGCCTGTTTCATTTCTTTTGCATCAAGCGTATCACCGGTATCTTCATTCAACAGACTAACTCTGTGATCATTTTCAATTTCCTCGACACGTTTTCCATTCTTTTTGTATAAACGTATCGGCACATTAGCAGCTGTTTTTACAATCAGATCAAGATTTCCTTGAATTGCTGGGATTTCCTCTGCCATTTCTCGCGTTATATTATTTCTTCCAAGATATGTACTGATCAATAAATCTTCACAATCATTTTCTTTCGGTATCTGTTCCGGCTCTGCTCTTTCTCGTTTCTTAAAAAATGCCATTTTCTTTCCTTCCTATGCTGTCTGTACAGAGAAATCATCTACTCCATACAACATATATTGCTGTAATAAGTACATGGCATTAATCAGACTCACTACCATATCAACCTTTCCAGCAGATTTTTTCTTGTTTACATATTTATTTAAGTTGGTGTCTTCGGTGCATCTTGCATTCTGGAAGTTAATCTCAAGTAATCTGTTTGAATCGTAAATAAATTCTTTAGATAAGATTTTTTCTTTCAACAGCTTCGTTGGAGCATGCAACACGGAACTGTGCTGTTTGATTTCAACACATTCATATCCTGCTGCCTCAAATTTCTGTACGGAAGAAATTGCATTCCATTTATCGTACCCAATCTGCATGATTGTCACCCCATACTCTTCTTCTAACGTCATGATCTTATTTTCAACAACGCTGTAATCAATAACCTCATCTCCACATGCGATACAATCACCATGATCAATGCAGCGTTTATAATTTACGTGTTCCTTGCTTGTCTTTTGCTCGATTCGTCCATCTGGTAAAAATCCAAGTACCTTTGCATAAATAATTCCGTTTTCTTCCGTAACCATTGCCGCTGCTGTATTGTCTTCTGACAATGACAGATCCAGACCAATCCATACTTTTCGACCTTTCCACCATTCTTTTTCTATTTCTCCAAAACATAATTTAACTTTCTGAATATCAATATAGCCTTCGACTCCAAGACCTCTATATCGTATATTATTATGCTTGCACAAATAGTTTTCTCTCTTGTTTTCATACAAGATCGCTGCGGTTCTTTTCTTTATGATATTCTTATAAACCGCTTTTTTCTCCACTGCGATCGGATTCGACTGATAAATACAGCGACCGTCCTTCTGCCAAATTTCTCCTGTTTTCAACTCATCATCCGGTTCATACAGCAGAGAAAAATATGTACCAACGTCCTCAGACTCAAGTACTCCATCTAATAGTTTTTTCGCAATATCAACCTCATCAATAAAAACATTGTCATCATTGGGGTACTGCGTGCTTATGACCATTCCAAGATTGTTAATAATCTCAATCTGTGATGATCTCATTGCTTCGAGTGGATATGAATCCATTCCACCGGCTTCGTCCGCGACGAATGCATTCGCCAATCTGGAATCCAAGTTATCGTTACTGTACGCTAATGGTGTGAAATTACTCTCGTTAATGTTACAAGTTACTTCACTGCGTAAGATTTTAAATGCTGGATCTTCCTCATCTACCAATAAGGGACTGCTTTTCAATATCTTACGAACTGCAAGCTTTACCTCTGATGATTGAGCGAGTGTTGGAGCAACGGAAAAGTATCTTCCAAATCCAACGCCTGTCAGCATTAACAATATTATGATTACTGCACAATAAAATGTTTTATGATTTTTACGCGATATCTCTAACAGAGCTGTCGTGTAATATCTGATCTTGCAAGATTCAAAACTAACTTTATTATCATCATAGATCTCACTTCCTTCTCTCCACATCGTACAAAGTGTCGCTGTGATCAATAACCAGGCATAATCTTCCATTGCATCATAAATGCTGCAATGAACGTCTGGATGGATCATCAGCTTTAACAAGTTACATATCTTCTCAAATTCTTTTTCATCTACATAAGCATCCTCATTATAGTCATCAACAATATCCATCCATTGCTGGGCTTGCACTTTAACATAATGCGGTACCATTCCTTCCGTTTCCGAAACTGCCCATTGTGCATACTTGTATGCTCTTCCATCACGAACCATTTAAAGCCGCCAAAAGAGGATTATCTTTCTTTTCTGTTTTCTTCGGAACGGACCTTAATGCGGATGCAATCGTCATGATGTTTTCTTTCTCAATATCAAGAAGCATTTTTCTCTTCGCCTGCACCTGTTTATCCAGGGAAACCAGATTTTTCTGCATTCCAAGTTCTAGGTTATAATACTCTTTCATTGTCATTTCTTCTTCATCAATCATCTTTTGACAATTCTCCTGAAGATCAAGCAACTGCTTATAAATTGCTTCTCTTTTCTCTTCAAAATCCTTACATTCTGCATATAATTGACAATAACGATTGATAACGCTGCTATATAGATCGTCATTTTTCTCTATTTTTTCAAGGAGTTTTTTGATTCTTAGAAACTCTTTGTGAGCTACTGGATCACTTTTTACTTCTTTTCGTTCTTTTAATTTTTCACCAGTCAAAAGAGCTTTTTCCGCATTTTCCCTAGATGCCAGCTCTTTTTTTGTTCGATGACTCTTTTTTTCCAGTCTAATTACATTTGCTGGTTTTGTTGGTGTTGGCATTTAAAGCTCCCTCCTTTCAAAATGCTGATGTGGGAATTTTTTGTAAAGAAAGATGGGGCGTCGGTCTGGACGGCGTTTCTTTTTTCAAAATTTTAATCCCGGGGGGATACCTTGGAACACCCTCGCTCAGCCCTGCATATCTCTCTTTTCATTCTGTTCCTTTGCGATCTCATGCAGTACCTCTCTGTCTATCTGTCCTGACTCTGCCATCTCATGGTGATGACAACATACAGTAATCAGATTATCATCATCCAATCTCTGCTCATAGTCTTCTGCAATCGGCACAATATGATGGACTGATAAATCATCATAGTTATGTTTTCTCATTGTTCCATGCATGAGTCTGATACAGCACTGACATAAGTAATGATCTCGTCTTCTAATCTCTATACTCTTATCCTGCCATGCCTGCGTTCTATGAAACCTATAAGCCTTTGTATCTCTTTTAATTCTTTTCGGCTTGCGACCGCAATCATAATTCTTCGGATGAATACGACCACAATACTGACATGATTTCAACATACATTATTTCCTTTCTCTAAATTGCAGAGGATGGAATCGAACCACCGTCCTTCAGCTAAGGAGGCTGACAAGCTACCACTGCTCTACTCTGCTTTATAACTTTGTCAGACTCTGACAAAAACCGTGGTATCAGGAATCGAACCTGAAGGAGCTGCGCCCATGTACCAATTAATTAACTTATTGACTGCAACTATAAATAAACATTTTTGTGAAAGGAGGATAAAGAATGACCAAGCAACATTCTTATATTTTTTAATGCTCCTGTTCCTAACAACTACCACGTTATAACATCCAGAAGTTTGTCAGACTCTGACAAAAATGAAGTATGGCTATTTGCCTTAGTTGACTGTTACATCTCCTGGATGAATACGGAATGTTGGAGTCGAACCAACCGCCAGTGATTTATAAGATCACCACTCTAACCGCTGAGTTAATTCCGCTTTATTTTTCTCTTTGACTTGACATATCTTATAATTTTGTAATCTTGCAAAGGTTTTTTTCTTTCTTATAAATGCACCTTATTTTTTGTCATGTAACTTTACACAACAAATTTGAGTTAACTTTTCTGTACAAAAAGAAAAATCAAACGCCAAAATCCAATTTTGAAATCGCTTGATCTGTTTCATCTTGTTCAACTCCTATATATCTGAGCGTTACATGAATATCTGAATGATTGAATAATTTCATCAACATCACTGCATCATGTGTCGCCTGATACATATGATAACCAAATGTTTTCCTCATGGTGTGTGTTCCTAGATTATAAACTCCAAACTCTTCTCCTGCATTCCTCATCACTTCCCAAGCTCTTTGCCTGCTGATCGGTCTATGTGTTACTGGATTCTCAAGAAGATATTGAAGATCATCTTTCCCTCGTGTCCACGCTTCCAGTATCTTTTTCAGATTCTTATTGATGATAAAACGCTTCTCTTTCTTTGTCTTTTTTTCTCTCATGGCTATGTAATCTTTCCCACGAACATCTTTGACACGAAGCTTCAGAATATCAGACACTCGCAACCCTGAATAAATTCCTGTTGTAAACATCACATAATCCCTCTCGTTATTCTGTTTCAGATATCGTGCAATGTCCATAACTGTATTCATGTCCCTGATTGGTTGTACAGTGTTCAATCTCTTTCACCTTCTTTTAGGCATAAGAAAAGCACATCAGAATCTGTCCAATGTGCTTTTTCCTCTTTATTCATTTCTTTACAATGCCATAATAACACATGTAAGTGTCGCAAAGTGTCGCATCTTTTAATTTTCTTCCACTTTTTGAATAAAATCATTCATCATTTTGGTCAATTGACCTGCCTGACTTACCCCTGCCGTCTTGCATGCTTCTGCAAACGCTTCCACTGTATCCTTTTTTAACTTGTAACTCTTGGCTACATATCCTGCTTTTTTATTCCACTTTGCACTTGCCTTTGTCTGTGGATTTGCTTTACTTTCCATGTTTTATCAACCTCACAATCTTCGGAAGTACGTCAATCAGTTCAAGTATTGATGCGAACAATAATATCAAACTTGTGTAAATACTTCTCTCTCCAAACTGTAGCACAATCGCAAACAGTAGTACCATGTCGTAAAATGTTATCTTCTTCATTTTTCTTTTAAGCTAATGTGTGTTATACTATTATTACAAAGGATTGGGAGATTTCTCTCCCTTTCCTCTGTTGTTTTAACTAATAGGGCTTTATTAGTTAAGGGCTTGTATAAGTTGAGCTATCGCACTAATCAGTAGGGCTATTGCTGTTATTGCTTTGATAATCAACTTTGCAAGCTTTTTCTTTTGTTTCTTTTTCATTAGCTTTTCCTCCTTCCATACTTATATTATACAATAGTGTGTACACTATGTCAACATAAAAAATAAAAGAAGATGAAATTTTCACATCTTCTTTCATTTTTATTTTTTATCATTTTCCTTATTTAATAATTTGTTTGTATTAATTGTCGGTAAAATCATAGGATTTGTATTTGCATTTGCCGTAATTGAAGTAACAAGTGCTCTAGCATATGGATATAAAATCGCTACCGCATTCGGTTTAAACTCTTCTATATCATTTTCTTCGCAATTTTCGCATTCGAAAAATCCAACCATTTCTACATTCAACCTAAAAGGATATGCTTTATCTGGCTTATCAAACACTTTAATTTCCAATTCAACAATCAAATGTTCTGTTCCCACTGTGATAAAATTAGGATTTACAGAAAAATCCACTTCATAATCTTCTTCATCTGAATCTAAATTATAATTGAAATCTATTGATTTCACTATATATTGTTCAAATTTAAATATACTATTTACATTTTCTTTCATAATCACGCTGCCTTATTTAAATTACTGCTGTTACTATAATCTTCATTACCTTTCCTATTTGTGTTCTTATAACGTCTAGATACATCTAAATATGCTTTATAGTACAAAGATTCCTCTTTGGTTTCCACATTATCAATCCCATTTCTTTCTAGCATTTCGTCTAGTTCTTTTGGTGTTAGACTTTGAAAGAAACTTTTGATACGTTCTTTCCTTTCCTGTCTTGTCATCATATCTCTTTCCTTTCCCTTTATATGTGTCATATTGAATAATAAATTTCTCATTTTTTTCTACTTCATAATCTTCTTTTGAAATTTCTCTAATATTATGTATTATTTCTGTATTTTTTACACATAATTGATATTCTCGTAATCTTATTTTTGAATTTGTATGGCCTTTTACATCTGTGTCAAAATAATATTGAATTGCATCATATTGTTCTTGATATCCCATCTCTTTAAACATAATATTTATCACTGTTCCATCAGTTATTCTTTTGTGTGTATATTTTTCTGACTTACTTAATTCTTTTTCCAAAATTTCTCTTGTGGTATTAAAATCAAAATTATGTTCTGGGTTATCTAAATCAAACAATCTTTCTTTTTGTAAGTTTATATCTGCTTGCAAAATCATGTAATTCTCTATTATATCTTTTTCTTGAAAATCTTTCCCTTTTACTTCTTCACACATTAGATGTATCCATCTATAAGCATATGCACATTCTTTATAAAAATATGCTCCGTCTCCTAACCAATGACGATCACCTTGGCTTATTTTCATTTGTTGTGTCTTTATTATCTCATTTCCTCTGGTGCGTTCACTCCCATGGTACAATCTACTCACCAACTATCATTTGTTTTTTATATAATTATACACTTTTTCAAGAATTCTCGCTAGACGACATCTAGTAAATAAATAAAAAGAATCACTATATGTTGTGGTTCTCTTTTATTTATTGTAGAATGCTTTTATTTGTATTTATTAATCGTTATGTGTTTTCCTTTGTTTTAATAATTATTTCTGCTCACTTATTCCTCTGGCATCGAAAACACTCTTTATCCTCAATCGTATCGATTATAAATCATTTTAATAATTTCTATTTCTCCTTTCTGCCCGACCGAAGCCGGGCATTTCCTGCATTAGTTTTTGCATTTCTTATGAGTTATATTGCAACTGGATCTTTATTTAATTGTCTCGTGTGGTATATAAAACATCCAGTGTCAAGCCTGACGGCTTGGATCTCTGCCCGAATCCAACATATAGCACCGATTGGCAGAACAACAAATAATTTACATGTTATATCAGGCAGAGATCTAAGCCGTCAGATCATTCTTCATCACTGTTTTTCTTTGTCAGACTCTGACAAAATCTCCTGTACTGCTTTAATTGCTTTGTTATACTTTCGATAAACCGTACTTCGGTCCATATTCATTTTGTCTGCAATATCAACCATCGGCATATATCTTGCAAATTTTAACACAAGAATCTCTTGACACTCTTTGTCCTCGATCTGCTCAATCACTTTCGATACTTTCTTTTTGTAATCCAGCAATCTGTCAATCTTTGCACAGATCTCATTCTCAATGTCAGCAATCTTTGCAGTCACTTCTGCCATCTGGTCCTTACAACCTGAATTATGTACTCCACATCCATCCCAGGTGCTTGTCCGTTTTGTTGCAAGGTCCATATAGCTTTTCTTGTCTTCAATCAATGCATCAATTTCATTGTCGATCCATCTGATCTTTTTCAAAAATTTTTTTGCCTTTTCAAATTCATTTTCCAATGTTCAATACCTCCTGAATGTGTTATACTTGTTCTGAGGCATTGGACTTCTCGTAAGTTCTTGTCTCTTTTTTCGTTTATTTCACGTTAAACTGCCATCGATACAAATCTGTTTTCAAAAAACATTCGTTGTAAGCACTTCTTCCTGCTTTAACACAAACATGAACCATCTTGCTGTAGATCGCAGCGACTTCGCCTTTCACTACTCTGTATCGTTCTTTGTTGTCTTGTGTCAATTTTCTTGGTACAAAAATCGTTATCTTTCTTCCAGGCTTTATCTTTTTCAGTTTTTCTTCAATCATCTCAAAACTTACCGGATTCAACCTTACTGGATTTGAGTTTGCATATTGTCTTTTCTTTGCCATCACATTCCCTCCTGCTGCTTTCTCAGTAATTGTTGCTCCAGATCATCAAAGTCGTAATCTCTCTGTGTGAAATTGTGCTGTATCTGTGGCTTAGGAGCATTAGCTCGTGCCTTTGGTTCCTGGACAAACTGGGCATATGACCGATTAATCCAACCGTTCAAAAACTTAGGCATACCTCGTTTTGTCTTTCGTTTCTTGGTATTATTAATCAGCCAAGCATATATTTTTCTCATCTCTGCATGGATATCAAGATCTGGATAGAGTTGTTCAAATCTCTCAACGTCGTTCTCAGTGACCACGTAATCACCGCCATCCTTCAACGGCATGTGATATTCTCTTGCCCCCTGATAGAGCTGTTCAAAATCTTTGTTATCATTCTCCAGTTTTTGTTGTTCCTGCTTCTGCTGCCCGGCTTGCTCCGGCAGTATATTATTATTTATACTAGACTTACCTAGACTAACCTTACCTAGACTGGGGTTCCATTCTGGTTCCGAATTGTCTCCACTCTGGATACATTGCGGTTTTTCAAACGTATAGGTCTTATTTTCATTCAAATACAGCATATTTTTCTCATTAATACAGTCTGTTTCGTGATATCTGTCTTTTTTGATACAGTTATGCATTCTCCAATGCTTGATCACGATCACTCCCGATGAAAATGTGAGAATATACTGCTTCGCGATCAGTAATTTAAAATCATCTTCACTCCCTCCGATCATGCGCTGTATTCGTTTTGGATTGTTAATGAAACCATCATCATCCGCACGTAACAGCAAATGGAAATACAGCGCCTGTGTCGATAACGGAAGCTCCAGAAAATTGTCACTGTCAATGATCCGGATATTTACCATTCTTCTACCTGCCATAATCAGTAACCACCTTCATTTCTTTCAAATATTTTTTTAATGACTCAGATATTACTTTTAATCTGACGATTGTTTCTTTGTCATTCATCTTGGTTTTTGAAATCTGTTGATTGATATATCTAAGCGTTGTCTTTACGTCTTGGAACGTAAACGTTACACTTTCCAGATCCTTTTCTGATATCTTTTTATTTTCTAACACGTTTTCGCAAACATACTCACAATGCTGTTGTGTTGGCTTCCATCCTAATGGCGTATTTTCACACCTATAACGACAGTTACTTGGATGATCACACAATCTACAACAACCAGAACATGGTCCATTTGTATCTAAATGTTCCTGTTGTCTCTGAATCAGCTTCGTATGACAGTTCTTTGAATTATCATACTTACACATTATCTTTGCATTTTCTTTAGAATCTTCCTTAATCTCCTTTACCTGCGATAATTTAATATCTTCCTGCTTTGATAGATCTCTCTGTATCTCTTCCGGTAGTCCTGCCATTTCATTTGCAACAGATACTGGCATACTTCCATCCTTAAACTGTTCTTTTGCTTCATCCACAAGATTCCTGTTAATACTCTCCAATTGTGCAACTTTCGTTCCTGAAACGCCTAAAATTGTTGATATCATCTTTCTCATATCCGTCGATGGTATCTTTGTCTCATTTTCTTTTGCATACTGCTCTAATAAGATTCTAAGCTTCGCTGTTTCCTGCATCTTCTCGTATTCGGTTCTTTCCCTCTGCGTGGAATTACTTAAGATCAGATTTAATTTACCAATCGTACTTGTCGTGTCTTCCACAACACACGGAACAAATTCAAATTCTTTTATTCCAAGCTGTTCCACATTATAAATCGTTGCCAACCTTCTGCGGTGCCCTTCATTCACCTCATACTCATCTATGTCCGTCTTTCGGACACGCAACGGATTCTTTATCTCTCCTGCAATTCTGATTGCAGCTGCAAGCTTTTCAATTCCTTCGGTGTCATAAAAGTTATCTGGACTAGGTTTTAGCTTAGTATAATGGATCATTTGTACTCTTGGAGCAGCTTTCTTTTTTTCCTGTGATTGTTTCTGCCCGATGCTTTTTAAAATGTCATTCATATCCATTTACTGCACCTCCTGAATCAATTCGTCCGTGAAATCATTATAATCACGGCATGCATTCTTGGTACTTCTGCACTTTCGAAGCGGCATCCTTCTGTATGTAGAATAGTTTACGGATGCACAATCTCTGATCAGACTCTTGAATATCGGATACTGATGTCTGTTTACCAGATCGATCAGTCCGATCTTATTTGCTTTTGTCGGTTTCCAAAGCGTGATCAAAACCTTATACTCACAATCTGGTGCAAGATCTAAGATATCTTGAAAATGTTCATCAAAAAAAGCTAATCCATTGATGCTGTTCTGATCCAGTTTCACAGGAACCACACAAAGATCTGCGGCAATAAGTGCAATTTTTGTGTATAATTCGAACGTTGGATGGCAATCAAGGATCACATAATCATAACGATCTTCACCTAACTGATGGATCTGGTCCTTTAATTCAATTGGACTGTAAATCTTTACAAATTCTAATTTCCGGTCAGCCTGTACAATATCCAGATTCTTGAATTTTGTTCTTCTGATCGCAGTTTCCAAGGTATACATTCCCTGGAGGACTCCTGTTAAGCTTTTTTTCTTTTCATCATACTTTCCGTAAAAATAGGATGCGTTACCCTGAGGATCGCAGTCGATCAGCAAGGTTTTATACCCTCTTTCACTCAGATTATAAGAAAGATTGACTGCTGTGGCGGTCTTTCCAACTCCGCCTTTATAATTCATAATTGTTATTACCTTCATATTCTTTATCCTCCATTATCTTTCTGTGGAATTTCTTAAGTTCTTCTGCATCATGCTTCAAGTGTTTTGATTCATTCAACACATACAGCTCATAATTCCCACACTTTGGACATACACAGTCCAAAGAAACCGACCAAAATCGTTTCTTACATACCGGACAGAGGTTATCCCAAAATGGTTCTGTAAAGTCTGTTGTGTTGTCTGTATACTTTCTTTTCATACGCTGTTTCCTTGAAAAAATCCGCAAATAATGGTATAATTAATTTGTTCGAAAAATATACTTTGCGGATTTTCGCAGGAAGGGTGCTCATCAGAGTGCCTTTTTTATTTGTGATAAGGTACTTTTTCCGATCTGGTAGATACTTTTAAAAGCATTTCAGTACTTTTCACTACTGATTTACCTTCACTATCCAATTCTTTCATCACAATATCTCTCATAAATCCTAAGGCTGCAGCCGCAAGCGGTGCTGTAAATGGATTCATTGGTGTTATAACTTCATTGATCATATTTACATATTCCACTGCAACTTCACGATAACCATCCAGTGATTTCGCAGGCGCACCGGCAACCGTAGCTTCTAAAATCTTCTTAATCATTTCTTTCTGTTTTTCGTTTGTCATTTTTCATTTCTCCTTTACACTTTCTTTAGCAGATGACTCTTTGAAGTGACCAGCTGTATGTAATTGTTAAAATAAATACTTATGGAGTTTCGTTTTCTGGTTACTAATAATAAAAGTTCATATTGACAGTTGTATGGGGTATTTGCTGGTCCTATCATTGAGTGATAGTCAAAGTCTTTCTGCTTTCTCTGGTCACTTCAAAGAATCATCTGCCATTAACTTGATTTACTAAAAATTTAGATAAATACCTTTCTTTTCATTTATCTGATTGTGTTTTAATTAACCTTGGATTATTTCATCAACTCTCCAATATTAATCATTGATTTATTGTCACCGCTGACCTTTGGAACTTCTCCGTTCCATTTTTTGATCCACTGCTGTGCCAAAATTTTATTTGTCAGCTGTTTTTCAAGAATCTTGTTCGCATCTGCTTCGGCTTTGGCATTAATTACTTTTGTTTGAGCATCTTTCTTTGCTTTCAGTCGGTTTTGTTCTGCTGTCTCAACTCTCTTTTTCGCCACTGCTTCATCTGCGATCGCTTTCTCAATCTCATCACCTGCGTTCATATCTTTTATGGTCAATTGGATTAATTCCACACCTTCTGATTTCAACATTTCCTGAAGATCTTTGCTTGCCATCTTATAAACTTCATTTTTCTTGGCTCCCAGAACATCTATGACGTTATACTGAGTAACTACAGTCTCAATTGATTTCTGAGCATAATTGCTGATGATATTTTGTTTCAGGTTGTCCAGTGTTGTATATCTTTTGTATACCTTAAATGCATCCTTCTGGTTCACTCGGAATTTGACATTTACCTCGGATGTTACAAACTGAGCATCTTTGGTCTGAACATTGACCTTCTTGATCGTTCTTTCTTCTACTGTTGTAGGAATTAGAAAGACTTTATCGATCGGGCTTTTAATCGCAATTCCTTCATTCAGTGTTTTGTCAGATGTTCCACCAACAGCAGACCATCTGATACCAACATTGTTACTTGGTACATATACAATGCACATACTCAATAAGAATACAGCTAACGGAATAATACCTAATAATGCTGCTTTCTTTGATTTTCTTGATTCCCCATACTGATCAAAGCATCCGGCTATGATCAATATAACTGCAATTACAATCATTGCTGCTCTAAATAAAAATATAAACATGTTGCTTTTCTACCTTCCTATGTATCTAAATTTATCTCAGATTCGAAAGATAGGTATTTATCTGGTTTTATAACAACACTTTCGTGTTATAAGCTACTTCGTAATTTTGTTCTGATAATTACTGCTTGTTCATTCAACATTCCTTCCACTGTATCAGCTATACGTTTATCTTCTTCGTCCATCTCTTTTGTAATTGTACAATTTAAATATCTCAATACTGCAACAGCAATAGCTTCTGACAACGTATTTACCGTTCCTATTGCCTCTGTAATCTCATCTAAGTAAATGGCAGCAACTTCTAAAAATGCCCTTGCCGTCGTTCCATCTCCAGCTTGTGATTTTCCTGTCTTTGCCTTTACCACTGCCGTTTCTAATTTATCATTTATCAATTCATGCTTTGCCTGGTTCATCTTATACCTCCTATTGTCTATTACCTTATGCTCCTTTGAACACAACATCCTTCCAGGATGCTTTTTTACTTTCTTCTTTTTCTTCAAACTGGCTCATCGGGATTCTGATGAGCTTTCCTAATCGGAGTGCTTCGATCTCTCCATTTTGTACCAGTTTTGTTACCATTGATCTTGAACAACTCATCTTCTCAGCAAATTGTGCCGGGGATAAATACAACTCATTTTTCTTCTGCTCTTTGAGTTCTTCGATTTGTTTTTCCAGATGCTCAACTCTTTCTTCTAGGTACATTGCTCTCCCTCCATTCCTAACTAAATTTCGTTTAATATTTTAGCCATATGCTTTGCTATTTTATCCACACTTACCGCTTTTTCCTCTTGCTTAATAATGTGCAAACTACTTTTTTCTTTTTCTATTTTTTGACGCATAACTTTCACCAAATAATCTCTTGAGGTATTAAATCTGCCGAAATCCACATAAGACATTCCACGTAATCCTTTCTCAAGATCTTCATATGTATCACAGTCAGTTTTGATTTTTTCATAATATTCTGTTGCGAGATCATCAATTGCCTGCAATACTTCAAAAGTTTTCTGAAACATTTTTACACTCCTTTTAAATCCAACGACTAAATTCCAAAATAGACAATTACCCTCAAAAAAATCAAAAGATTTATAAATCCATATATCTGAAATTTTATAATCAAAAGATCTTCCTTTATTTCTTTCAAAGGATCTTCTTGTTTTATTTTTTTCCATGATTTTATAAATAAACTTATTTCTAAAATTATAAGTCCTACTAACATCAAGTCTGATACTCTTATATTTCTCACCTCCCTATTAGATCTCTCCGCTTTTAGTCCATAAGAATTAATAAATAAAAAATTCCAAAAAACACTCCTGCTTTCCAACCATATATTGCTCCAAGAAAAATGCATGTTGCTAATATTTCAATGTATATCTTCATAAGAACTCCTACTTAGTAAAATCACGTTGAAATTTCTCCTTCAGATTGCTGGCATTTAAACTCATATCTAACCCAGTAATCCGCTGGAGTTTTTTCATGATCACATCATAATGTAGTCTCCCATTTTCGTCTTCAAAACTTTTTTCACATCCATCTTTCCAGTATTTACAATATTGGCATCCGTAAAAAATCCCACCTTTTGCAAATACAGAACTCTGAATAATTCTTGCCATGCAATGAATATCTTTTTCTGTTAATTGAGTTAAAAGCTTATATCCAGAACACTTCTTTTCTCCACAAGAATATTTCTTGTATTCGGTGCTTTTGAACTTATTTTCTTCAAATCGTGATTCCTTGCTTATCATATCGGTACTTTCCAACCAATTTCCTTTACAATCTGGCATTTCTTCACAATAGCTGCATGCTTCTGCAAAATTTGCAGTTCTTTCATCTACTGCCTGCACTCTTAATGAATGCATATGTCTTAACGCGCATCGGATACCTCGATTTCTTATTTCTTCTTCCGTCATCTTCCTCACCTCCCTGTCATTTTGTTGACTTGTCAATTTTTAGCTCTTTTCGTATAATTAATTTACAGGGAACCGCTATTCCCAAGTCTTACGAAAGGAGATATTGTTACATGGATCTAAATAAAGTTAGATATGATCTTGCATTGTTATATGCAAAATCTAAGTTTGATCATGCTCTTGCAAATAATGAAATTACATCAAGTTCACCAATTAGCCATCCGGAGTACTTAGATGAAGTTCCTTTTTTATTAAAAGCATTTGAAACTGCATATTATGATTTAGAAAATTATGATATTCTGTCTGATGATCAATAATTTTCGTATTAAAGTAAGCTGTTTCTTTAAAGATTCAGCTTATTTTAATCTTGCTTTATTCATTGCCATGTCATAAACAATCTCTAACACATTTTTTACATCTGAAATTGTCAATTCTTTATCAGTCAATAACTCAACTATCTCTTCGGCTGTATGAAATTTCTTGCGAGTATTTTCTTTTGCACGGTTAACTGCTTCCATTCTTTTTTCAAATAAATTTTCCTGCACCTTCCTCACCTCCCTGTTATTCTATTTTGTTGACTTGTCAGTTTTTAACTCTTTTCGTATAATTAATTTACAGGGAACGGCAATTCCCAAGTCTTACGAAAGGAGATTCTTCTATGAGATTAGATATTGATTGTGTCAGAGATGTCCTTATGGCTGTTGAGCAAAAAGGTTTCGGTCAATCTTATACCATTAGCAACTTGCATGATCTACTTGATTACTCAAGCGATCAGATTGAATACACTTGTTTAAAATTATCTGAAGCTGGATATCTGGATATCACCACAGTACAAATGACTCAAAAAACTACGCCTGGTATTTACTCTGTAAATGAACTTACATTTCAGGGGCATGAATTTTTAAGTAATATTTCTTCACAAAAGGTTTTTGATAAAACTAAAAAAATATGCCAAGGACTTGGATCAGCTTCATTAGAAGTAGTTGCACAAGTTGCTTCTAATGTTCTTTCATCTCTTATCAATCCCAAAATGTTTTTTTAATCTTTTAACCCTGCGCCTGCCGATTTCTCTTAGGTAGGCGTTTATTTCTTGTTTTGTCGGCTCGCTCATTCCATTCTTTAAAAGATGCTGGCATAAGACTTTAATGCTCAGTGATGTAACAAAACTATCCACTGACAAGATAACAGTCATACCTGTTAAAATTTTTGTTAGCATTTCTTCCTCACCTCCCTGTCATATTTGTTTCGGTTAAACCGAAATCTAGCGGTAAAAAAATAATTTGCGAATATCGCACATTATACGTCTCTTCTATTTTTCGAAGTACCGGAATATCCGGATATGATTTTCCTTGCTCGTAATTTCTCAGCGTATCTGTAGCTATTCCTATCATCTTAGCCGCTTCATCCTGCTTATATCCTCGCATTTCACGAATACTTTTTAATGTAGCTTTCATATTTTCAGGAAATCTAGTTTCCATTTTCACTTTGCTCACCTCCTTAATTCCCTTACATACTACCACGGTTAAACCGAAGTGTCAACGGTTTTCCCGAATTTTTTTCGGTTTATATTGATTTTTTTCGGTTTCTCCATTATAATATATGCATATTCAAATATGAAAGGAGGCTGGATAGTGAGCGATTTAGGTAATAAAGAAGTCATGGCTAAAAATATTAAATATTATTTAAAAGAAAATGATATTACTCAAACAGAAATGTGCAATACTCTAGGTTTTAAAATGTCAACCGTGTCTGATTGGATGCACGCACGAACATATCCTAGAATTGATAAGATAGAAATGATGGCGAATTATTTTGGCATAGAAAAATCAGACTTAGTAGAGCAAAAATCCAGTAAAACAATAGAACTTAATAAAAAAGATGAAAGAGATATTGCCAAACGCCTGGAGCAGACACTCGATCAGTTAGAATCTGATCAGGATGGATTGATGTTTTCCGGAGAGCCGCTTGATGACCAGACAAGAGAATTATTAAAAGCAAGTCTCCAGAACAGTATCACAATCGCAAAAATCAATGCTAAGCAAAAGTTCACACCAAAGAAATACAGAGATAAAAAATAAAAGGAAGTGATTCATTGGATATTCGTAAAAAAACACGATCATTAAAGAAAAAATATGGCACGAATAATCCTTTTGACATTGCTCAGCATTTAGGAATAAAGGTTATATTTGAACCATTGGGAAGTATCAGCGGATACTATAATAAGCAGCTGCGCATGAAGCAGATCCACATCAATCACGATCTTTCCGAACATGACCAGCTATTTACATGCGCCCATGAATTAGGTCATGCGATCATGCATCCTGATGCTAATACGCCATTTTTAAGGAAATGTACTGGTCTCTTGATTAGTAAGATGGAGATTGAAGCAAACAAATTTGCGGCGGAGCTTCTGATCGATGATGAAGTTTTCCTTGAATTTCAGGAATTTACCACGAATCAGATCGCTTTGGCTCTTGGGTATAGTGAGGAATTGATTCGATTGAGATTGAAATAGATTTATTTTGTCAGAGTCTGACAAAAAATATTTTTGACAAATTTAACAAGAATACTTGACAAGGAATTAGAATATACTTATAATGTAGCTAATTAGCAAATGGCTGGTGTCCCGGCCGCACGCGAGAGCCTTGGAAAGTATTCCGAGGCTCTTTTTGCGTTAGGAGATACATATGGATAATACAAATAATGAAATTTTATATTCTTCAGTTGAAGAACAAATTGAAAAATTAAAACAACAAAATCTAATAATCGAAGATGAGGATTTTGCAAAGAAATATCTCGAAATCTTTGGATACTTTAATCTTATCAAAGGTTATCGTTCTCCTTACATATTTACTGATGCAAGTGGTTTGCATTATAGATCAGGAATAACATTTAATCAAATACTATCCTTGTATATGTTTGATAAAAATCTAAGAAATGCCGTTATTGCATCAATGTTAGATTTGGAAGAACATATCAAAGCATCCGCTGCTGATGTTGTTGCTCAATCCTTCGGTACTCATCAAGATGATTATCTAAATATTAGAAATTATAGAGATAAGCGTAGACGAAATCGTAAATTTTCATTACGAAATACATTACTTGCAATACAAAAAGCTTTAAACAGTGACAAAACGCCTGTATCACATTATCGTGAAGTGCATGGTATCATTCCACCTTGGATTCTTTTTAAGAATTTATACTTCAGTACGATTATAAATTTTATTAATTTCTTTAAGCCTCATGAAAAAGAACAGATGGTATACCATTTATATGATGTTGATTCCTCTGATCTTTCCGTAGATAATTTAAAATTAATAATGATGGATACTCTTTTCGTCTGCTTAGATTATAGAAATTTAGCAGCCCATGGTGGAAGAATTTATAATTATCGTTCTGACTGCAATGTTCGCTTAGAAAATTTTGGTACAGATGTTTCTGAAGATACTTTACCAAAAGGATTCAACCAACTTATTTATATTTTAAGCTGTTTAAAATACAAGAAACCACTTGATGATCTTTCCAAAGCTCTTAATTATGAAGTTAATAGGCATTGTAGTGCATTTCCTGAAGATGCAACTTATCTTGGTCAGATTCTCAACATTGATATCAAATCAGAAAATGTTGTATGGATTACAGGAACTTCAGATAAATTTCATTATACCCCTTATTGTAGCGGTATCAAACATCCATTACAAATTTCTGAACAGAAAGCTATTGCTAATGGATATATTCCTTGTAAAAGATGTTGCAAGGAAACAGATTAGAAATTCTTTTCATTTGATGCGTTTTTGTCAGACTCTGACAAAACAATTTACTAAATACCATTTCGGTAACTTCACCAAAATGGTCAA